AGAAACTTGGAGCAGTGGTGCTTGGTCTGAACAGGCGCCTGTAACTGTTACAGGTAATGGCCTCACGTCATCTACTAACGATGTAACAGTAGCAACTGATCAAAATATATCTGTAACAGGAATTGGCCTAACTTCTGCGTTAGGCACAGCTACTGCAACTGGTGTTGCACAAGTTAATCTAACTGGTATTGCTCTTACCTCTTCGTTAGGAACATCGAGTCCTCAAACTGATCAAAATATATCTGTAACTGGTATTGGTTTAACGTCTTCCTTGGGAGACGAAACAGTAACAGGTACAAGAACAACTGGTTGGAACCGTGATACTGACATTAATACTGGCAGTTCTATTGGATGGGGTGATCAACAATGGAACGCCGTGGGTGGTTCATTTGCTCTTACAGGTCAAGCACTTAGTGCTTCTTTAGGTACAGAAACACTTACAACTGATCAAAATATATCTGTAACTGGAATTGCAACAACTTCATCAATAGGAACTTTTTCAATATCAGGAGATTCACAAGTAACTGTTGTTGCTGCAAGTGAACCTCAACTTGATATTTCTTTAGGTACAGCATTGGCAGATCCAGAATTTGTTGTATTTCCGTCAGGTAATGCAATGACCTCGGCAGTAGGAACTGTTGGTACATCAGTATTTGTTACTGGTGTTAATATGACCTCTTCTTTAGGTGATGAGACCCAAGAAACAAGTTATGAAGCACCAAGTGTTTCTGCTACATCTAACACAGGAATAGTAAATATTAGGACAGATGTTAGCTTTACACCGACTGGCGTTTCTGTTACAAGTAGCACTGGAACCCTAGGAGGGACTTTTTGGAACCAAGTAGATGATTCCAACTCGGATATAAGCTGGACACCAGTTCATGAGGCCGCATAAAAGTTTTGACAAACTTTAATTTAAATAATACATATTACATAGGAGATTAAATGGCATCAACATATTCGACAAGTTTAAGAATAGAGCTTCAAGCGAGTGGAGAGAACTCTGGAACTTGGGGTACAATTACAAATAACAACTTTTCGCAGTCATTGGAATTTGCAATCGCTGGTGTAGTAGACGTAGCTTGTGGCGATGCAGCAGTAACCACACTTACAAATACTGATGGTCCACAATCACAAGCTAATAACCAAGCAAGAAACGCTCACATAAGATTAACAGGCTCACATACTGATGTTAGAATTGCTCAATTTCCAACGACGCAAAAAATTTACTTAATAAGTAACGCTACTACTGGTGGTTTTGCAATGACAGCAAGGCTTGGAGCTGCAGGAAACACATTATCTATTGCAAATGGCACAACTAGACTTGTCTCTACAGATGGCACAAACTGGTATGATGTTTTTTCTTTAGGTGGATCATACGATCTTCAAGGTCAAGATTTAGTTTTAGATGCTGATGCCGATACTAGAATAATTGGATCTACTGATGATAGAATTGAGTTTTCTATTGCAGGCACAGGTGTTGGTAACTTTACAAACTCATCAAGTAATTTTGTAATTACTTCAGGTGTACAAGACGCAGATATTATATTTAAAGGAGATGATGGTGGAGCAGGTATAACTGCTTTAACTTTAGATATGTCTGATGCAGGCGCTGCTACATTTAACGCTGGTGTAACTGCAACAACAGGAACATTTAACGCTGGTGTAACTGCAACAACAGGAACATTTAGTGGTGTCGTAGATGCCGATGCTGGTGTGACTATTGACAATATTACAATAGATGGCACAGAAATTGATTTATCTTCTGGAGATTTAACTTTAGATGTTGCTGGCGATATTGTTTTGGATGCTGATGGTGGCGATGTTAAAATATCGGACGATGGTACGCATGTAGGATCTTTAACGAATTCTACTTCTGACTTTGTAGTTCAATCAATTGTGTCAGATAAAGACATTATATTTAAAGGTAACGATGGAGGAGCTACCATTACAGCCTTGACTCTTGATATGTCTGAAGCAGGCGCAGCAACTTTCAATAATGATGTAACAGCTTTCTCTGATAAAAGACTTAAAACAGATATAAAAAATATTGACAACGCATTATCTAAAGTAATGAAAATGCAAGGCGTCTACTATAAAAGAAATGATATAGATGATGCTAAAGAACAAGTTGGAGTATTAGCTCAAGATATGGAAGAGATTTTACCTCAAGTTGTATTGACGGCTGATGATGAAATGAAAACCAAATCTGTTGATTATGGAAAAATATGTTCTGTTTTGATAGAAGCAATTAAGGATTTAAAGCAACAGGTTGATGAATTAAAGGGTAACTAATAATGACTACTCCTTCAGGTACTATATCATTATCTCAAGTAAACGCAGAACTAGGAAACCCTCCTGGTGATACAATTAATATGGGTTCTACCCCAGTAAGAAATTTAGCTTCAGTGCCTTCTGGTGCAATTGCTATGTCAGATCTTCAAAATAAATCATCAATTGGTTTTGTTACGGCAACTGGTGGCACAGTAACAACTTCTGGTGATTATAAAATTCACACTTTTACTTCCTCTGGAACATTCTCAGTTAGTGATGCGGGATCTGGTGATCCTGAATCTGCTTTAGTAAGTTACATGGTAGTAGCAGGTGGCGGTGGCGCTAGATCCGATGGCGCTGGCGGAGGCGGAGGCGGTGGTTTCCGTGAAGGATCTCCTCCTTCTGATACCTATTCTAAATCTCCTTTAGCTGCAACATCATCATTACCTGTAAGTGTACAAAATTACCCAATTACTGTTGGCGCTGGAGGCGCTGCGGGAACTCCTTCTGCTGGTAATAACAATGGAGCAAATTCAGTTTTTTCAAGTATAACTTCCGCTGGTGGCGGTTTTGGCCGTGCCATTGATCCTGGACCAAATGCAAATGGTGGACCAGGTGGATCTGGTGGCGGTGCAAGAGCTCAACAACCAGGAATGGTTGGAGGCACTGGTAACACACCTCCTGTTAGTCCTCCTCAAGGAAATAATGGTGGTAATAGTGGTCCAACAGCTCCATCCCCATCCACGAAAGGTGCTGGTGGTGGAGGTGCTGGTAGTGTTGGTGGAAACCAAGGTCAAGGTGGCGGTACTGGAGTATCATCATCAATTACTGCTTCTCCTGTAGGAAGATCAGGGGGTGGCGGCGGCGGTGGAAACCAAGGTGCACCTGGTGCACCTGGAGGTGGAAGTGGAGCTGGTAATGGTGCACCCGCTGGGTCAAATGGTAATAATGGATCAGCTAACACTGGTGGCGGAGGCGGTGCAGGTGGAGATAGTGCTCCTACTGGCGGTGCAGGCGGTTCAGGTATAGTTGTAATAAGGTATAGATTTCAATAGTATGGCACATTTTGCAAAATTAAATGAAAGTAGCACAATTGTTTTAAGTATAGAAGTCGTTGCAGATTCTGATACTCAAGACGAAAATGGTGATGAAGATGAATCAGTAGGCATAGCTTTTTTACAAAATATTCATGGATGGCCTAATTGGAAAAAAACTTCTTTTAACACTAGAGGAGGAGTACATTATCAATCGGACAATACCACGCCCTCTGATGATCAATCAAAAGCATTTAGAAAAAATTTTGCAACTATAGGAGGAACATACGATTCGACGAGAGATGCTTTTTATATAGAAAAACCTTACAGTTCATGGACGTTAAATAATACTACTTGTTTTTGGGAAGCTCCTGTAGCTTTTCCTTCTGTTACAAAATATAATTCTGGTAATACGGGCTATAATATAAGATGGGATGAACCTAATTTACGTTGGGTTGCAACTGATACTGAAGACCCAATAACAAATTATAGATGGAATGTAAGTGATTCTTCTTGGGTAACTATTTAGATTAATGTTTTTTAAACAAGGCCTGACAGAACACTCTGTTTATACATCTGATTTACCAAAAATAATTCCAATAAATTACGATAAAATAAATATTAATATACTCGAAAACTATTATTATAATAACTGTCAAAACAATTCTGAATTTTCTTACTTAAATAAATATTTTTTTTTGGAAGATGATAAAAATATTACGTGGATAAATGATTATATAAGAGATTATTTTAGATTAGATTATAAAAAAACATTAGGCCTAATACATAAAGCTGGAATAGTTCAACAATCTAATGAGTCTTTAAATTATCATCACCATATTGATGAAAATAATTTAAAAAATTCTCCTGATATTTCTGCAATAGTAACTACAAAAATAGGTAAAAATCCTTCTTACGTAGAGTTTGAATATAAATCCGATAGAGTTAAAAATGGAAAGTATAGAGTTCCTTTAAAAAACAAACAAGTTATTTTATTTAATTCTGGTTTACGACATTGTTTTACAAAGAACAATAATTCTGAAGCTTTGATTAATTTGTCTTTAAAATTACAATTATTAGATTAACGCTTCTTCGCTATCTCCAGCACGTATAAATATTTTACTATCCGTTTCTGTTTCTGAAAATAAACAATCTGTTAAAACACAATACATGTGTTTATTTGTTTCATTATGAAGTTCAGATTCTTTTAAAATATTTAAAGCACCCTCTTTTAAACCAGATAATTTTTTTATAATAAAAAATATAGTTCCTGGTGTAACTGTAATTTTACATTTTTTTTTAATTTTTAAAAAAGTTTGTTTATCATAAAAAACTTCAACGCCTAGATGATTTGATTTTTTATATTTTCTTGTTTTTAAAAAATTTAATTTATCTTCTACACTGTTATTCATAATTTATGCCTATATTAATTCTACCAAATATATCTGTGCAGCTTGTACTTTTATGTTTTTTTCCACCATTAAATTTAACAATTTGATTTTCTATGCTAGGTGCTTTTGAACCATCTTCAAATTTAGTATAACCATTATTAGTATTGATAGAGTATACTGCTGTTTTATGATCAAAATTAAAATCAACATGAAAATCGTGTTCAACAATTTTTTCTGTTTTTAAATAAAAATTAGCTTTCATTCTTATTAATGTTTCACCCTTAACACTATCAATTAGTTTATTAATTAATGGAGATAAGTCATTAAAATATTGAGAATTTATTTCATAATTTACATAAAATATATGAGTAAAATAACATTCAGCGTTGTCATTTAAATTTAGTTCAGCTATTCCTTTTTGACGAAACCAAGGAAACTCACTACCTGTAATAATATCTTTTATGTGACAGAAATCTTTCTCGGACAAAAAATTTTTAATAATCTTATTCACTTTCATAACCCTTAATAATTTTATCAAAAATTATATTAAAAGAAATTATTGTTTTTCTTTTAAATGATTTGTTTTGCGGTGCTCGATGAACAACAAAACTTGGAAAAATTACAAAGTCTCCCTCTTTAACATCTAAATTAATAATATCATTTGCATTGATAGGATTTACAATTTGTGTTTTAGGAGTTTCAGTTGGCAATTCTAAATAATATACTCCAGTGTAGTTGTCTCCGTGAACATGCCAACCATGTTTACCATTCTCAAGATATTGTTGATACCATAGTACAGGTAAAGAAAAATTTTTAAAACCCAATGGCTTTATCATATCTAAAATTTGTTTATTTAAAAAAGGTAAAAATTGTTTTACCCACGGTCTTTCAAAATCTGTATTTTTATGCCAATCTAATTTTTGAATGTTATCACTATAATATTGATCTTTAGCTTCTAATTTTTCATAAGAAGAATTTTGTATGTTTAATAAAAGTGTTTCTTTAATTTTATTATGACTATTAAATTTACTTATCACATATGGAATAGATAAATTATTAATTATCATTTTACTTAACACTAGAATAGAAAAAATGAGTAATAGTGTATCGTCCGTTTCCCATTTGTTCAAACTTTTTTGTTTTAATAGGTAATACTTCATGTAAATAATAACATGGAAACATTAACAATCTATTGTGCTTTACCTTAATTTCATAGTTTGGTTCTGTAAATTTTAAATTACCACCTTTAAACTTTTTTGGTTCACGATAAAACCAAATAAGAGAGGTCCATTGAAATTTATCATAATGAGCTTTATAATAATCATTATTTTCATAATAAGAAATTATAGTTGTGTCAAAGTCGCTTCCAAGAAAACTTCTACACTGCGGTGTGATGTGTTGTATTATTTCATGAAATTCAGGTGTTCTAAATAAATCTGTTTTTTGCATTATTGTTGAATAAGTTCTACCCTCCTCTGTATAAATTGACTCGAGATACCATCTATATGCTTTACTTTTAGAAGTTCCATCTTCGTTACGCGCAACAATTGTATTTTCTGCTCTTAATTGTTCTTGTTTATTTTTAGTGGATAAAAAATCTAACTCAGACCAAATAGATTTTTCTGTTTCTTTGTCGTACCAATTATCAATAACAAGAAAAGGAAAGGGTTGATCCCCTCCAATCTGAGCTATCCAATCCTTCATTGTTTTTTAAAATCACTTGGTAATCCTAACAAAGGTCTTGTATCATTTATATTTGATGTCCCAAATCTACCATTTTTATCATTATAATGTAAAAATACTTGACAGCATTCGTTACCTTCAAACATTTGCCTCCAATGTTCAACAAAAGTTCCTTTGTACATTAAAAGATCACCAGGATTTAAATCAACTCTAACACCTTCTTGTCCTTTTTTTCCTGAAGGTTCTAAAAAAATAGGCCATTTATCACCACCTAAATTAATAGTGCATGATATTTCGCAAGAAGGTCTGTCTTTATGTCTATGTAGTATGTCTCCATATTTATAAAGACGAGCATAACTATAGGTAGGAACCAATTCTAAATTAGTAAATTTTTTCATTACAGGCATCATTCTTATTAATAACGTTTCCATAACAAGGTCTCCATAATGAGAATAAGTTCCAGGTATTTGTTCGTGTTGCCACGTTCCCCATGTTTCATCAAAAGGAGAAATATATTTAGATTGAAATAAATAATCTGCTACAGATCTTTTGTTTTGAAAATAAGCGTATATAAATGATGTAATATCAAATGGTATTGCTTCACGTATAATAAGATAATTATCTTCTTTCCAAAGATTATTGTTTTTTTGTAGTTTCTTTTTTGCCATATTTTCTCCTATCTAAATGGAAAACCTAAATTCCAAATTACAAGTGAGTAACGAGTTCCTTTTACAACAGGAGATACTCTGTGCCATACAAAAGAAGGAAAAATTATAATAGATCCTTTTTTTCTAGCTTGCTTTGATGTTATTATATTAGGTGAACTATCAGAGGTATTTCTTAAATCAAATTCAAGATCTCCTCCTTCATAACTATTTCCATCTTCTAAAGAAACAGTAACAGATAGTTTTCTTACCATGCCATGCGTCTCATTTCGTGGATTGTTGTAAGGTTTACTTTGACTATCTTTGTGCCAAGTGTAATGTTGTTTTTCACGATAAATGGTAAACTGACATGCTTCAGATCTTTCCCATTCAAAATTCCAACCTGCTTGTTTATTAGCCTCGCTAACATAAGGAAGTATCGCACGATAAATCCATCTTTCGCTCATCCAAACAATTGATGAATTCCTTGTTTTGTAAAGTTTTGAAATGTCCTCTTGATTTGTTGGTACTTTACTATTTTGTTCACCAGTAATACCCATTTGTTTTGATTGTTGTTCTCCATATTTTATAATATCATTACAAATTCTGTTGGGAACAGCTTGTTCAAAAACATAATAATAGTTTTCTAAAATCATTCTTTTTTCTGTCCCTTTCATAACATAATTTTCTTGTCAAGAAAACAATTTATAAAAGATTACTTGATATATTTCGTACACATGTTTAAATTAGATCTCACCCAAAAATTACAAATCAAGGAGATATTATGGAAAATCAAGAAGTATTGAAGGCTATAGCTACCCTTGCTGATAAGGTGAGTCGTTACCACGAACGTTTATTAGCAGTGGAAAGAGACAATGAAAGACTACAACAAGAATTATTAGAACACAAAAAAAGTTCTCACATACATACAATTCAAGGTAAGCCACATAACTCCGATGCAACTGTTATGGTAACAGGCTTAGATTCTGATATGGAATGTGAAGCGTGTAGCGCTTAACTACTCAGGAGTTACACCTAACATATCGGCTAAAGAAGGAGCAAATACTTTTACATCTCTTCTAATTTTTTCAGCAGTTGTAGATGTTTCTGGATTATCAACATCAGCTTGAGCTTCTGCTTCTGAGTTATACTCAGCACCTGTATCTACGTTTGTAAGTGTGGTTTCTGTTTTTACTTTATAATGAGGAATTTTTCTTCCGTCCTCTGTTGTTATATGTCCCAGTAATTCAGCAGGTTCAACTATCGGCATCTTCGTTTCTCCAATTTATGTTAAAACTAATAATAACTCTATCATCATTAGAACTATTTGTTTGTACTTCATGTTGTAACCATGAAGGAAAAAAAATCAAGGAATTTTCAACAGGTTCCCATTGTACGCTGTGAGCGAGGTGTATAG